ATTGTTGATTTACCCGAGTTTGGTAATCCTCTCAAGAGATATAGTTCTTTCATTTTACAGTCGTTTTTCGTGGTGGTCTTTTGGTAGGGTCAATTTTCGGTGAGGACGGTCCTTCATAATGTTACGGATTTCCTCAAAAGAAATTGGGTAAAGGTCATTTCCGTCCACACCAACATCCATTGCTCGTCCTTCGTTGATACGAAGGTTAGGTGGAAGGTGAACATGACCATGAAGGTGAGCAACACCGTCATTCATACCATCCCAAGATGCAATCGGATAGTGCATACACACCATAGAATATTTCAGAACCTCTTTACCGATTGGTTTGCGAATATCCAAGTGAAGGTAGTCCTGACAAGATGAAAAAATATCTTGGATATCTCCTTTGTTTCGACGGATGTGATGGTCGTGGTTTCCGAAGGTCAGGTGAATGTTCTTACAAAGAATCCGATTACGGAACTCTGCTATGGATTCAAAACCGCCAAACGACCAGTCACCAAGGTGAATCAAAATATCGTCCTCACCTACCATCTCATTGATTCGGTTTACCAAAGTATCGTTCATGTGGTTTAAGGACTTATAATCACGGGTCAGGTTTTCAGCACCCACCCAATTGGTAGTAGCACGACAAATGTTTCCGTGGTTATAGTGAGTGTCTGATGTAAAAAACAGACCTTGCCCTTTTTCCAATACAATTTTCATAAGACAAAGATATAAAATATTTTACAACTTACGAAACTCAGGTTTGATTAATTTCCAAATGATTGGTTCTACATCCTTACCATCCAACATAGCAAATAAGATTGCTGGATGTTTAAACATTCGTGCACTTAGGGCAAAAAACTTTCGTATCCCCAATCCTTTTATTGAATCAAAGTGGTTTTGGTATTCCTCCTCAAGTTGGTTGAACTGAATAATCAATTCTTTCTCATACTCTTTGATTTTGTGGTAGAATTCATCAGGAACATGAGTTAAAATACTATCCATACTACCACCCGATGACAATACCTCCCATACAGCAGTGGTGGACAAATTAGTCATTATCTTATGTAACCGAACATATTCCTCAAACTTAATTTTCATCCTAAAGTTTCCATGTTGGAATCTAAGGACGAAACCTTCTTTGTTAGTCTCGTTCTTTTCTTTCAACGACTTGTATAGCTCATCAGAGAAGTTGAAATGCTGTTCGGTTTTTACCAAATCATCCTCATCAACACCGTTAGCATGTAGAACCATCTTTGCGGTGGTCCAGTGTAGTTCGGTGTCGTCCGTTGGTTCCCATTTCCAACTCTCATTCAAAACCACGGATAAGAACACAATTTTTTCTTCATCGTATCGAACAACAATTCGATTCGCTTCATAAATTATCTCTACTAAGTAGGCATATTCTTTTGACCATGAAGCCAAAAAATACTTTGATTTAACAATCTCAAGACCTTTGATTGCTTGTTCAGAAGCAAATGAACCACGGGTTGCCATAATCCATTGGTCTTCGTAGTTGAATAAAATACCCAAAGAACCATCCATTTTTTCTTGGATGTAAACATAATCACCTTGGGATGGAATAACCCCTTTTCCAACAACCTCTTCGTAGTTGTGAAATTTTTTAAATGGGCGGACCAAAATTTTACCAGTGGTATTCTCAGTTATAAGACCTCTACATTGTGCGGTAACTTCATCCCACAACCCTTCATACTGAACTTTTTCATTGTAGTTCCATATAGTCAATGGAAGGGTGGGATGAGTTTGTTTGTACAACAACCCATCTTCATAATAACGATTAAGCGTCTCAATAGTCATTTAACAAACATAATCAATTTAAACTATTTGGAATATACAAAATCGTCGGATTTTTTTTCTGAACATCTACCTCAGGATAACGCTCTTTAAACTTTTGGAGATTGAAAGGTGAGGCAATAATATGAAATCCAGCCTTAGTTGGGATGAAAGTCATCTCAACTTCTTTACCAGTTTCACTTTGCAGTTCACTAATATACCGACGCATTTCTTTATAAAAAGGTGCATGAGCAAAACCATCAATTGATATTCCATCGATATCAATAACCCATCGTTTTTCTAAAGTTTTCAATTGACCGACGACAGAATCAAATAAATGTTGCTGGCGATGCTGACCATTACGAATACGCTCAGCCAAAGCAATTAACATGTTCAACGACACATCGTGGTGACTTTGCTTTTGAACATGAATGTATGCTCTGGCTTTGAACATCTCACAAAGTTCTTTAATCTCTTCATACCTCTTTTCGAGATACTCAACACTTTCAATACAGTAGGTCTTTATCGTTCTAACTGATTGATGATTTGACTTATCAGTGGTTTGGTCTTTCTTACGCTTCAAAACATAAAGCATGTAAAAGTCCCCATCCTTTTCGAAGTTAAGCAGAGACTTGATTTGATGTAGGTTGTCAATCATATAAACAAAGATACTAAAAAGTTTCGAAATAAAAAAACCCCCACCTTTACAGATAGAGGTCTCTCATTAAATTAAAAACTCAACTTATTCCATTTCGCTAATGTGGGTTAATTCTTTGGGACATTCCACCGACTGTAAAAGCCCAATATAAAGGGGGATGTACTTCCGATTGATATAGTCAGCCCGTGATACGGCAAGTTGTAGGTTGTTTTCCACCACAGCTTGAACAAAACTACCACCGGGGTATCCTATGTTCCATTTGGTACAAAGTATACTTTCTGCGATGTTTAAAATGTGTTGGTATTCATCATCCGTGGGTGTGAATCCGTGGGTGAGGAACATTTCCCGAGCACAGTAGTCTTCAACCAACTGTCGGACTGTTTCAATTTGTTGAGTTTTGGTCATGTTTTTAGTTTTTATTAATCAACAAGACAAACCTACAACAAAATTTTTATTCCGCCAAATCTTTTTCAAAATTAATTTTTTGTTGTTTTTTCTCATCAATAAACCCCTGAACTCTCTTTCGAGCAACTTCGGTGTAGTTGGGTGACAATTCAATTCCAATCCAACGACGGTCTAATACTTCTGCGGCGACCAAACTAGTCCCACTACCAGCAAATGGGTCCAATACAACATCATTCTTGTAAGTCAGAATTTTAATTGCTTTGGTTGGGATGTCCATAGAGAAAGTAGCTTTGGTCATACTCTTGGTATCGGCAAAGTAATTCCACTGTCCAAATACCAAGTCAATGAATTCTCTTTTTTGGTCTTCAGTATAAACCTTTTTTTGTTTGGTTACACCATTTTCATCTTCAACATCAATCCATTCGTTTGTCCATTGAGGTTGACCCTTAATTTTTTTAATGTGTTCTTTCTTGTAGGCTAAGATAACACACTCTTTCGGGTTGTAGATGTAAGGTGAACTTGGGCTCATCCAACTTCCCCATGCGGTGGTACGGCTACGGTGTGGTGACTCTTCTTCCAAATCAACGATTCCGAAGAATTTGTATCCTATTTGTTTCATAGTCTGCCATACTTCACTCACAAGAAAAACTCGTCCACCTTTATCTTGACGATTAATCTCGTATGGGATGTTTAAAGCAACACGACCATCGTCCTTCAACACCCGATACGCCTCGGTCATCCACTCTTTGGTGAATTTAAGGTACTCCTCTGGAGTCATATCATCGTTGTGCACATCATATGCAATGTTTACTCCGTAGGGTGGGGAGGTTAAAACAAGGTCAACAGAACCCTCAGGAATGGTTTTCATAACCTCAATACAATCTCCATTGAGGATTTTTTTAGTAAAATTTTCAATCATTTTTTTAGTTCATTAATTAATCCAAATACAAAAACAAGTAATATCAGTGGCCAACCAAGGACCACCAATATTATTTCAGTAAATTCAACTTCTTGTTGAGTTACAATCATAACATAATGGAATAACATTCCAAATATCGAACCCCAAAGAAGATATAAAATCATCGATTAGATTCCAAAAGTTGAATTTTTCTATCTAAATACCAAAGAGCCTTTTTAAGGTCTTGGATTTCTTTATCAGTTCCTTTTTTACCAGCCCTAGCGATGTACTTAAAAGTGTTACCAAGATGAAAATCCATTTCAAGAGCTTCAATAACTTTGATGACTTCATATGTATTTTCTTTTCCAAATTGATAGTGGTCTGGATGATTGACCATTTCTTTATTCAAACTCATTTTTTAAAATTTGTGGTTTATACTTTTTAAGGAAATTATAGCAAAAAACAATCATATCGTCAACTCGTTGACCAGGAGGTTGGGATTTTACCCAAAGTTCTAAGTTTTCTATCGAATTGTCATTTCTAACACCATTTTTATGGTGCACTTCTTCATTTGGTTCTAAATATCGACCTAAAACTTCTTCCATTACTAATCTATGTTCTAAAACATAACCAATAATATTATTAGGATGATTTGGAGCATGTTTTTTTACATAACCAGCACGAGTAGTTATTTTGCCACCTTTCCAATTATGGTTACTTTCACCTTTCCTAATACAACCACAAGATTTTTGACCTTTCATCAGAGAACTTGTTGCTGCAACAATGTGATTACCACAATCACATTCACACAACCAATGATTTAAATGTTTGCCATTATTATGATGAACTCTCTTGATTGGTGTTAGTTTTCCAAATTTTACACCTTGAATATTAATTCTTTTTAAATTTGACATTGTTTCTTTCACAAAACAACCACAAGATTTTGTTTGCCCATTTTTGAGAGTACTTGCCCTGACATCCCTGATTGTACCACAGTCACAAGAACATTTATAATATCTCTCCCCTTTTTTAGTTTCAAAATCAGATAGAGAAATTACAGTCCAATAATGGAACTTATCACCAGAATTTAAATCGATTTTTTTCATAATGTTTTTTTAATAAATACCACAACACTATGATTATTACGACAGACTACAAAAAGTTTGTCTATTTTTTAGTTATGATAGGACAATAATAGGTCTTCCAATCGGGATGCCAATAAAATCCTCCGTTTGCAGTTTGTTTATCAGGTCCGTCAATGTGATTCAACTCAATAGTCTCAAAGTCAATTTGACATATGGGTGACAAAATGTCATATTCTTCTTGAGACATATGTAATCCTTTCTCATCACCACGAGGATTATTAAAGAATGAAAGGATACCCCCCTCTTTAAGCATGTTAGGTGTATTCTTCAAGAAGTCCCAAATCTGTTCATTCCAAGTGTCGATGTAGATACCATCAAACTTAGGTAAGTATTTAAGAAACCACTGCCAGTCTCCGTGTAGGATTTTTACATTGGATTTAAGGTGCCACCCGTCATCCATCATTTTAGTAAAGACATCTAAGTGAGGTTCAATAATCCAATGTTCGGTGTTGGGATATTTTTCAATTTCAGTGTCAATAATTCCCATTCCGAATCCTACATTGAGAACTCGTCCACCATTTTGGGTAATGACCTTTGCCGCTTGTTCCATAATTGGGCGTTCCCAATCCATCATTACCGCTTGTCCTGTTTCGTCCATTAACCTACCATCTTCAGTATAGGTAAGAGTTTGTTGGATATAGGGTTTACTCATCGTCCGAGCCTAATTTTTCCGCCTCTCTAAGTTCTTGAGAGTGGTTCCAATTAATACCCAAGTATGCCAAAGCCTCTTTAGCCTTTTCAGCATCAATCTTGGAGTTCATGGTGTGATTGATTTTATTAATTTGGACTGCAAGGTCCAAAGCTTCGGAAATAACTCTAACGATTTTATAGGGGTCACCATTCGATGCGGGACGACGGTCCTCCACATAACCTTTCCATTCTTTGGAGGTTGCCAAAGGAACTCTAATGGAAGCTCCTCGGTCAGAGACACCCCAACTGAAAGTATCAATGGATTGGGTTTCGTGTTTACCAGTTAGACGAAGAGCATTTTCTGAACCGTAGTTTTCAATGTGCTCTTTGTGACGACTATCGAAGGCTCTGAAGATATTGTGGAAGTACTCCTCACCACCTTCATCTCTCATCTTTTTGTTAGAGAAGTTACAATGGAGCCCTGAGCCATTCCAATCTCCTTGAACTGGTTTGGGGTGGAATTCAATTTTGAATCCGTACTCTTCACTCATCTGAAGAAGGATGTAACGAGACATCCATAGGTCATCACCAGCCTGTAGTTTTCCTTGACTGAATACTTGGAACTCCCACTGACCAAGGAGAACCTCTGCGTTTGTTCCTGTGATATCTATACCCGCTTTGATACACATCTCCATGTGGTTATCCACAAACTCTCGTCCATGAACTTGTCCGTTACCAACACCACAGTAATACTTACCTTGAGGTTCAGGGTAGCCGTTCTTTGGAAATCCAAGTGGACGACCGTTTTGGTAGATGGTATACTCTTGTTCAAATCCAAACCAAAGGTCTTGTTCTTCGAACCCAACATCTGCACGAGTATTCGTTTCATGGGGAGTACCATCAGGGTACATGACCTCACAAAGGACAAAATATGATTTTAGGTAACCTTTATTGAGAACATTAGCATAAACTCTAACAGGTTTTAGGATACAATCCGAAAACTTACCCTCAGCCTGACGAGTTGAAGAACCGTCAAAACTCCACTCGGGACAATCGTCCAAAGAAACTCTTCCCTCAGCGTTCTTAATGTCTATTACTTTAACCTTACTTCTAAGGTTTGGCTCGGGGGTATAACCATCAAGCCATACATATTCTAATTTAATTTTCATAGTAATTCAAAATAAAATTTGCCCAACTTGAGGGACTTCTTTAATCTGTTTCTAACAGAAAACAAAGGTTGTGTTGTAACGGATATTCCTCGACCGAAAAATCTTATCCAAGCAGTTCCTTTGGATAAAGAAAAAGCAAAGATAGGTAAACGAAAAATTCTTAGCGAAACCGCCCAATGGTGTCTATTCATCACCCTATGTAGTTTTACGAACATAATACTCCTTTCCCATCGGACTCTCTTCGACCACATCATCCTCAATTAACTTTTTCATTACTCTGTTGGTCACATCGTATTCTTGTTTAAGAATGTAACGAGCGATGTAACTAATATGAACAGGCTGACTAAGTTTGCTCATTAGAGTCTTGAGGGTGATTTGGTCGATTTCCATTAGTCTTGTTTATTGGTTTTTTTCTTCTTCTTTGGTTTTTCTTCCACAACGGGAAGTATCTGAGTTCCACGGACCTCTTTCTTCCACTCTGACTTGGGCACGAACTCCCACACCCCTGTTGAAACCTTAAGGTCAGCTTCGAAGTCCTCCACACGGACAATATCCCCCACCTTATAGGTGTTGTTAAGTTTGGTTGATTTAATACACTTCATAAAAATTCTTATTTTATATCTTGCTTAAAGATATTAAACAATTCCACATCTGTCAAACCCATAATATAACTTTCGTACACTTTAAGGGTAAACTCATCATTAAAGAAAAGTGCATCGGCACTTCCAAAAAGTTTGGACACCGATTTTTCATTAAGATACTTGATGGTTTGTTCTTTGGTTATAATCCGTTTGTTAAAAGACATAAACAATATTACGAAATTAATTTGGAACTATCAAAGTGTTTAAAGTCTTTTAATGGTATACTTTGAGTAAGGTACCCCACAATCTTTCTCTTAATCATCGGAATAAGAGTTTCTTCCATCGGAAATTTATTGTTTGTTGTAATCTCAAACAACGGCAATTTTTCAATGTCTTCGACATTATTCCACGATGACCTCTCCAAACAGATGTCAAATATTTTTAATCCTTGAGGGTCACCCTCCCAAATTAAATCCATAATCATTTTGGTTTCCCCTTTGGTGGTTCGGTTTTTCTCTAACCTATATTCCCAAACCAAAACTTTCTTTAAATCTTTCATAGGGAAATAAATAAATCCACGACCACTATTGATAAACTTTTTGTTTTTCTTTAAAACAACGTTGGTGGACTCATAAACAATTGTCCAAATAGATTTTCCGACATTGAAGACATCCAAAAGTTTGTTTCCCGAATACATAATCGTTTTTTCGATTTCTGCAAATTCATCCTCTGTTAGACCAGTAATTCTTTTGGGATACAGTTCCTTAAGAAGAATTTCATCATCAGGGGATTGGAACTTTTTATTAGTTAAAAGAAGTGTTCTTTCCTTCATAAGGGACTGAAGGTTGGCTAAGTGTAAAGAGATTTCCACAAAGTCGGGGTAAATCTCAAAGTTATCGAAACTTTTTTCACACTTTTGAAGGTACCCTAACAAAGTATATTTGTTATATTCAAAGTCAATGGGCTGAGTGAACATCCACTCAGGGCTTAACTTAAAATGTTGGTTTTTTCCTCTACCCATTTTTTAAAAAATAACAAACTAATCTTTTTAATCAACTCGGACAATGTAATATGTTGTCCCCTCAACATTTTCTTCACCTATTTTACCATCATATGGAGAAATTGCCGTGTATCCATCATTTCGAATAATATCACCAATTACATCACTTTGGTCAATAAAGTTAGATATGGGTAAATCATAATTTTTCAGAAAGTCCAAAGGCGCTTCACGAACTTCTTCAACTCTTTTTTCAATTTCCTCCTCAATTTTTTCTTCGAGATAATCTCCCTGTGGGTCTGATTCAATTTCTTCTATCAATTCCGACATTTTTTCCATCTCAGATTCTAAAGTCTCAATCAAATCTTGAAATTCTTCTTTCCTTTTTTCAGTTTCTTTTTCCGCAATTTTTTTGAAAGTTTCAAGTCTCTCAGCCAAAATTTTAGATTTTTTCTGATAAACTTGATATTCTTTTTTTTGTTCATTGGACAAATCCTTAGCGTCATCATCCAAATAATCCTCAGGGTCGTTTCTAATCCAATCATCAAAAAGGTCCTCAGCATATTCAACAACATCTCTCTCTGAAATACCACTTTCCAAAATCCAATCGGGTAATGAGTCGTACCCTTCTTCATCAAGGAAGTTCTCTAAGTTTTTTTTGGTAGCCTCATCGATATCATAATCATCACCCACAGCATAGGTCTGTCCTAATTTTTCAATCCAATAAGACTTCATATAATCTTCATAATCACCCTCAGGTTGTATATCATAAACATCAATATATTCATCATACTGAGACAACTCATCATCAATCTGTTCAATCTGAGCAATTAGTTCAGGGGATGAAGTTTCTTCATATTGTTTCTCCAACTCATATTTACGATTCCTTAGTCTGTCCAAATCCTCTTGAACATCATCATCAATTTCATTTATCTCTCCCTCACTTACCAAATACTGATAAAGAGCATTGACCTGTCTTCCTTCTTCGTCCAAACCAGGACCCAATTCCCATTTACCCGTTTTTCTTCTCTCGTCGGCTGCTGACATAATTTTAAACTTTATATTTGATAAATACCAAAACAAATCTATATTTATAACTATAAACAACAAAAATACTTCTTACCATGGGATGTGGATGCAAAAATAAGAATCAAAACCCTCAACAAGCCGCAACTCAAGCCGCAGCACAGAGAGTTACCCAACAAGAGAGCGTTAAGGATGCCATCAAAAAGACTGTAGAGAAATATTATAACAAAAAGTAATACAACCTTAAGTTCTCTTTAAAAGAGGGGGTGGAGAAATCCATCCCCTTTTGTATTTATAAAAGTATGAGTAAGTATGATTTTTTACTTCAAAAATTCAACAAGGGTGAGTTGGACGATGTTTTAGGTGCATTGGATGGCAAAGTAGAACCTATCATTAGATTATTGGACAAACAAGGACTACTCGACCAAATAGATTTAGGGTCAGATGCCAATGAAGAATATCATAATGATGTTTATTATTATATTGCCAGTAACCACCCCGAAAAGTTTTTATCTATGATGTTAGAATTCTTCGGTGAAATTTCTGTTGATGGTGATGGAAAAGTATTTTTAAGTATTGGGGACCGTGGAGATTTATCCGAATTATTTTGTGACGATTCATTCAGTAGAAATACTTTGAGTCAAGTTACAGTCAGAAACATTTTAGATGGTGAAAACGATTGGGAAAGAATTGATGCATCATCTGAAAATCTTTATCGAGATGTAATTGAAGATTTAACCCCTGAAAATCTAACTCATTTATATCAAAGAGTTTTAAAGGATTTTCAAAATGAAACAGAAAAGATTTATCCTGAAACTGAATTACTCCAAGAAATTGCCAAGGAACAAGGTCATGATGATTTTGTTGAACTAACCCAAGAGAATATTCCTAAAATTTTTGCTGACGAAGATAGTGCTCTTTCAGTATTAGGTATTTTGGAAGATTTAAGGTCCGAATTGCATTCTTTGTACGACAGCGCATACAACAACGCATATGAAGAGGAATTATATGAGGATGTTTTTAATGCTTTGGGAGAGTTTTTCATAGGTAATGGTGATTGGGTTTCAAAACCTTCACCTAAAGACCCCACAAAAACTCAATATGATTTTAAAATTCAAATCAATGATTTTGTGGGGTTAATGAAAAACTATTTCGATGAAATGAGAGGAGAATGGGACGAACAAACAATCAACTATCAGGGTAGTTTCATGAATGTCTTGGAAAATGGAATTGATATGGGTGTGTTTAAATGTGTCAGAGTATATGGACCTGAGTACGCCGATTGGACCAAAATCAAACAAAGTTTAAACGATTTATTTTTAGATTATATCTAAATCAACAAACCCTTTTCTTTTGCTCTGTTAAATAACTTTTCAGCTCTTTCTTCGAGTTGATTAATTATAGTATCCTGTTCTTTAAGAGCCTCGATACAAATAGCAATTACTTCACGATATCTTACCATGTAGGTGTCGTGCTCAGAACCAACTACTAATTCAGGGTAAAACTGAAGTATTTCTTGTGCAATGAATCCTATTTCTGGCTCTTCTTTCTTTCCCCAAGCATAATCTTCTAACCAATTGAATTCAACACCTCTGATTTTCTGTATTGTCTCCAATGCGGATTCAATTTGATGAATATTTGTCTTTAATCTAAAATCTGAGGGTCCAGTTGGACCGGGAGCTCCTTGAGCACCCTGTGGTCCAGTTGGACCTTGAGCACCTGTACTAACTTTTTGTCCCTGAGCTCCTTGAGGACCTGCAACAGCTCCACCTATGTCACCTTGTGCTCCTTGAGGACCTCCACCTCCTTGAGCACCTTGGGCACCTTGTGGTCCTCTCGACCCTTGTGCCCCTTGAGCACCTTGGGGTCCAACACCTCCTTGAACACCTTGTCCACCGGCAGCACCTTGAAATCCTTGAGCTCCAGCCGCTCCTTGGAAACCTTGACCTCCTTGTGCTCCTTGAGGTCCTGTAGCTCCTTGAGCACCTTGACTTCCTTGAAAACCTACAGGTCCTTGAGCACCTTGAGGTCCTTTAGAACCTTGCGCTCCTTGAGGCCCTTGTGCCCCTTGTCCTCCTTGAGCTCCTTGAGGTCCTACAGCCCCTTGAGCACCTTGTGCTCCTTGAAATCCTTGTCCTCCAGTTGCTCCTTGAAAACCTTGAGCACCTTGACCTCCTGTAGCCCCTTGAAATCCTTGTCCTCCTTGAGCACCTTGAGGACCTTTCGCACCTTGAGCACCTTGAGCTCCTTGGAATCCTTGACCTCCTTGTGCACCTTGAGGACCTTTCGCACCTTGAGCACCTTGAGCTCCTTGGTAACCAGTAGTTCCTTGGGCACCTTGTGGGCCAACAGCACCTATATGTCCCGTAGCTCCCTGAAAACCTTGTCCTCCTTGAGCTCCTTGAGCACCTTCAGGACCGGTTGCTCCTGTAGCTCCTTGGAACCCTTGAGCTCCGACGGCACCTTGTGAACCCTGTGGCCCTATATGACCTTGAGCACCTTGGAATCCTTGACCTCCTACCGCTCCCTGAGAACCTTGTGGTCCTTGAGCTCCTTGAGCTCCTTGGAATCCCTGACCCCCTTGAGCACCCTGAGACCCTTGAGCACCAACCGTTCCTTGAGCACCTTGAAACCCTGTTCCACCTTGAGCACCCTGGAATCCTTGGGCACCTTGTCCTCCATCGGCACCTTGAAACCCTTGTCCTCCTTGGGCACCTTGAGGCCCTATTGAACCTTGAGCACCTTGAGCTCCTTGAAATCCTTGACCTCCCTGTGCTCCTTGGGGACCTTGAGCACCTTGACCTCCTGTTGCTCCTTGAAATCCTTGCCCTCCTTGGGACCCTTGTGGACCTTTTGGTCCTTGGGCACCTTGAGCTCCTTGAAATCCTTGTATCCCTTGAGCTCCCTGAGCTCCTTCAGCACCTTGAGCACCTTGAGCTCCTTGAAACCCTTGACCTCCTTGAGACCCTTGTGGTCCAGTTCCTCCCTGAGCTCCCACGGCACCTTGAAACCCCTGTCCTCCTTGTGCCCCTTGAGCTCCCTGAGGTCCTTGCGCCCCTTGAGCTCCTTGGAAACCTTGAGCACCGACGGTACCTTGTGAACCCTGTGGTCCTATATGACCTTGAGCACCTTGGAATCCTTGACCTCCTACCGCTCCCTGAGAACCTTGTGGTCCTTGAGCACCCTGAGCTCCTTGGAATCCCTGACCCCCTTGAGCACCCTGAGAACCTT